CGCAGCCTTGACCCTGAAGAATATCGAGGACATGGTTCAAACCATTTGGGGTTATGGCGGAAATCCGTCTCTGCTTATCTGCGGCGGGTGGGCGAAACGCAAGATCGCCAGTTTCTTTGAAGGCGCTGTTCGAACCGAACGCAGTGAAAAGTTTGGCGGCGTTGAGATTACCAAGATTCAAACTGCGATGGGTCCAACGCTGGACGTGCTGGTCGACCGCTATATCGATATCGGTTCGTCAACCGGAAAGCTTTACCTGACCGACCCGGAAAAAATTAGTTTTGTCACAATCGATGAGTTTTTCTACGAAGACCTGGCAAAAACTAAGGATACCGCAGCTTACGGCCAGATTGTCGGCGAGTATGGCCTTGCCGTTGCCAACGAGAAACATCATGGGAAAGTTTATGGATTCTCGCTCAGCGCCTAAGGAGGTGTGACATGGCTTTCGGAACAAAATCGCTTGACGGGACTAATCGGGCTGGCGAATATGAATCCGGTGTTGGAGATACCAGCGCGCTTCTCTATGGCGCCGGCTCTACAACCTCTCAGATTGGTGATGACGGCGTAGCCAATAAAAACTTTGTCGGCCTGTGGACAAAGTCTACCGCTGCAAGCGGAGATTCCCGCGGTGTTTACTGGCGGCAGTACTTCAATGCTGCCGGAGGCGGGGAGGTTGCGCGCCTGTGGGCGACCGTGAACTACAACGGAGCGGCTGCAGGCGGGACGATCAATGCCCTGCACGCGACCATAAGCGTCAACGCTTCCTGTGCCGTATCCGGGGCCGCGAATGCCGTGAGAGCGACTATCAGTGCGGCAGCGGCAACAAGAACGCTTGGCGGCGCGGTGGCAGCCTTACAGCTTGACAGCGATATCGGAGCAAATAATACGCCTGGCGCAAACTGGGCTTTCATCCGGTTGTCAAAATCCGGAAGTGTTGACCTTTCAACCTTTATGTACATTGACGACGATCAGGTGTTATCAAATCCTGGATCTGGATCGGCGTACAAGTCGCTGAAAGTTAATGTGCTTGGCACGGCTTACTATATCAATATGGTAGCAGCAAGTTAGGAGGCATATGAATCCGGAGGATTCCTTACGCAAAAGACTCGCCGAACTACGAGAGCGAGAACGAACCGCATTCGTTGAAGTTGGACGGGTGCTTGGCGCAGAGGAAGAACTTGAACGGTTAATCAATGAATGGGGGGCTGAACAAGCCCCCCAAAAACCGGAAGGGCCAAGCAGTGATGCGGCAGAGACACAAGAATAGAGAAACCATTCCGGTTATCAATACGAGAAAGCGCGTTTTTTGCAATGGAGAGATTTTAGAAGTTCCTTTTGAACTGCGAACGGAAAAGGTTTATTGGGCGTTTCCAATGGACGAGATTCTTTTCAGCCTGTGGTTCAGGAACTTCTTACAGCTTGATATCATGCCCTGGGATGATACCGGGATCACCATGAACACTTATCTTCCTATGGCCAGAAACTATCTGCATAAGCGCTTTCTTGAATCGGACGCCAATTGGATGGTAATGCTGGATAGCGACGTGCTTCCCCCGGCAGACTTTCTAAAAAAACTCATGGCGCATAACCTTCCAATTGTTGGCGGATGGTACAAGAAGAAAGGCGGAAATAGTGAACCGGTGGTATATGACTACGTCGAAGAAAGCGGCAAAGACGGTTACTACTGGTGGAGGATAAGAAAAAAACCAGGGCGCGGTTTGGAAAAGGTAGACGGCGCCGGCGCAGGCTGCTGGCTGCTACAGAAGAAGGTTGCCGAAGCTATAGGAGAGCAGCCTTATGAAATGGAAAAAGGCGGCGAGGATATGGATTTTTGCATGAAGATAAAAAAAGCCGGCTTTGACATTCATATTGATTGGGATATCGCCTGCGCTCATGCGGGCGTGGCGTTTGTATAGGAGAACAACATGGTAAAGAACTTACCTGCTCATAAATTAGCACGTGTTGCGACAAGCGGAGCGTTAACCTCTGTACCGACAACTGTTTATGGCATTCAAGGTGTGCCAGAGACAAGCGCGACATGGGTTGCTCTGTACGATAACGCAGATGGAAGCGGTACGCCGCTGTTTGAGGCCTACGCATACACAACTAGCATATTTATTGATTTATCAGATCTTGGCCCTCTCTATTTCAGTAGTAAATGCTACGTAAAAATTACCAGTGCGGATAGCGCCGGACGGGCTTACATCTTTTACGACTAAGAGGTAGCAATGGCAGCAAAAAAAGAAGTAAAACTTGACGAACCGAAAACGCAGGACGATTCTTTGATCGAAGTCATGGCAAATTCTTATTATCCCGGCAATGGAATGATTGGTATTCCGGCGTGGAGTCCTGGCGAAAAACGCATTTTAAAGAAAAGCGTTTTCGACCGTCTTATCCAGGATAAGCCAAGCGGGTGGATCATCCGGTTGGTGTAAGCATGACAACTTTAGCCGATGCGATGCTTGAAACGGCGAAGCTGGTAACCGATGTGTTTGAGGGTGTCGGATCCGTAAGCAGCACAACGTCTGAAATTTCAGACGCAAGCCTGAAGTATCCTGCCGGAACATTCAACGGTGGAACAGTGTGGAGTCCGAAATGCGATAAAGGCGTTGCCGATATCAAAACGCAGGGACAGAATACATTTACCATGACAACCACACAGACACTGGCCTTGACCGGTCCATACCAGATCGCAGATTCTACATTCCCAATGTACAAGTTGAAACAGGCGGCGCTGTACGTGCTGGGTAAGATTGAAATTCCAACCGTAAATACAGCCCTGAGCGCCGGCAGCGGCAGTGTGCAAATCAACGATGGTTCCACCCTGCTTATTTCGAATGTGCGCCAGGTGTTTGTAGATGACGTACGCAATTATCACTGGCGAGAACTGAATGGCTATATCTATTTTGATGACCCGTCAACCGAAGGCGCGCTGGATATTTATTACATGTCAGATGGAGTTGTGGCCGACTACGATGACATATTGAGTGACGCGATTGATATGAATTATTTGACCTGGTCGGCAGCCGTGTACCTGTGGCGCGACACCATCCGAAAAATTCGCAAGGATAATCCGACTGCTCAAGAATTACTGAATGAGGCAAAGGTAAACGAAGCAGATGCACTACGGCAGGCGCGGAAATATGCCATGCGGAGAATGCCACGCGATCCGCATTTTGCGAGGTGGTAATTGAGACGCGTTATCGTATCCCCAGACCAGATAAAACGGACGCACCATATCAGCCTGAGTGATGGACAAAAAACACTCGGCTTTATAGCAGTGGATGGCAAAGGCAATGCTGCACCGTTTTCGATCACGCGTGCACCGGTCAACCGTACAGCCCTGAAAACCACCAGCGGAAGCCAGACCTATTCCGATTTTGAACCTCCGTGGTCGCCTGTAGCACAGGAGGATTGGAGCGGCGGCAGCGGCATACTGGACTTCGATGACAATATCACCCGTTTCTGGGATGCCAATCGTATCAATACGACGTTCACAAAAAAAATGTTTTTGGGACCACAGGAAACTTACACAACCGGGTTACGCAATCAAGTCAACAATCTCCCCGGCGATCTGACATGGACGGCTATGAAACCGGGCAGCAGGGAATACATCGCAGCATTATTCACGGCAAATGCTAACTTCAGCGCAGCAAACATTTATATCCATGTACGCAGGGTTGGGACGCCGGCTTCCAGTCTGACGGTTGAACTGTGCAGTTCGAGCGCTGGTGAACCCGATGCGGTTCTGCAAACCGCGACCATTACTACTACAAACATTAATGACACAGACGCAAGATTTTACAAAGCGGCCATTACCGCCGAAGCGCTGAGCTCCGGTACGCTGTATTGGATAAAGATATACAGTTCTGGCGGGACCGATCAAGATCATTGGAAAGTTGGCGTGAATAACACCGGTGGAGCCAGTAAAGAAAGCAGTGATGGCGCAACGTGGAGTATGTCGAGTGTGGATTTGTATTACCGGGTGACGGATGCCGAAACGGTCAAGTATCCCATTCTTTTTAGATATTTATACGCGCAATACCTGATTTTGAATGGTGACAGCGGCGCGCCGGCGCTGTACATCAACGGTGACCGGGGCGTGGCGGATGCCAATACGGGCGTATTGACCACGCTTGTGGATGCAACTAAAAGTTGGACGAATGACGAATGGATTGGTTCCATCGTCTATATATTCAAGGGAACGGGTTCGAGTGAGCGACAGCCGTGGAGAACGATTACCGATAATAATGGCACGACTTTGACGGTTGACGCCGCCTGGAAAATCACCCACGACACGACTACGGAGTATGTCATCTTCAATTCGAGCAAATGGACGGAAATCACCGGGCACGGATTGACGGCTCCGGTCATGGATGTGTGCGTGGTCAACAATTATTGCTATCTGTGCCAGGGGGATGATGTTGCAATCATGCGCTGGCGGGCATACAACAACAGCGGAACGTTTACCAACCAGTTTGCGGCCGATAGCACCAATAAAGCAATGTTTCTTGAACCGACGCGCGAGAGCGACAGTGTGCTTTATCTGTGGCGGGCAAACAACAAAGACGCAAGCGGTGATATCAGCCTTAGCAGGGCGGCTTCGCCTACTACATGGGCTGACCTGAGTTTTGGAACAGCCATTCCGCTGCGAGACCAGCTTGGAAAGATTACACAGCTTCAGGAATACGATCAGAAATGCTGGGTGATGCGCGAAGGCAGCGTGTTTGCCGCAGCCGGGACGAAGGTTGACGAAATCAACCTGCGCGAAATTCATACGATGATGGAAAGCACCAACGGTATGGCCGTGACGGTGCAGAACGTATACCTGTTCTTCAATCTTGGGGCAGGAATCGAACGTTATTACTCATCGAGTATGGACGATGTCGGACCAAACCGGGACGATGGACTCCCAACCGACAAACAGGGCGTCGTTTCTGTACTGCTGGCTTACCCGGGCCGGTACATGGCGGCGATTGACGGCGGAGCAAGCGGCGCAAGTTCGGTAATGATGCACAATGGAACGGGCTGGCACAACATCTACACTGCGCCGGCTGCCGGGCTGCGCATACTCGCAATCGACTTTCAGCCCATTCAAAGTACGGTATCTGACCGGCTTTGGGTGTGTGTCGGAAGCGATGTTATCTGGCTGCCATTCCCTTCGCTTACACTGGACCCAACCAAAGACAGTAATTATCACTTCGCGCATTACGGCAATTTCACAAGCGGCTGGATATACGTCGGGATGGTGGACGCGTTCAAGTTCTTCAAGAGTTTGAAGTTGTTCGCAGAAAACCTGACAGATGCCGGGCAGATTGTGGAAGCCGAATATCAGATTGATGACAGTGACGAATGGATACCGCTGGACAAAGCCTTCGATACGTCCCCGGTACAGGAAATTGACCTGAAAGAAAACTTTGGTGTGATGGGTAAGCGGTTACGCTTCCGGCTGCACCTGTACACGAATGATAACAGCAAGACGCCCCTGATAAAGACAACCGTAATCGAGAATATATCACAGGTGGCCGTCAAATATTCATACGGGTTTATGTACCGCGTGGCAGATGGCGATGTCAACCTGCTGGGTGAGTCAGCCGAAATCTCCGCCGGTGATTTTCAGGACACGATTGATGACTGGGCCGCCAACCTGACGCCGCTGGTACAGCGGGCATGGCGGGAACGGTTTGATAATAAAACCGTATTTATTGACCCGACGCAGAGCAGCCCGATCCATGAAAACAGCGAGGGATATATCGAGAAACTGACCACGGTGGAGATATAGCGATGGTATACCAGTTCGGAAAAGTGAAAGCGCAGCGCGCAAAGAGACAGCAGCCCAACAAGGGGCATGCCGCTCCGAGACCGGCCAATCAGGAGCCGCCCATCCAGGCAGTTCAAGGCATGACGCCGGGTAGCGTTCAGGAATGGCGGGTGGCGCTGGCATTGATAAAACTTGGGATTGAATTCGAATTTCAAAAGCCCATCGGCGGCGGCAGAAGGGTGCGCGGCGGTCAGGTAATCGACTTCTGGATTTACACTGCGCCATACCCAACACCGTGCTTTGTACAGGGCGAGTATTGGCACAACCGTAAGACCGAAGCCGAGGATACGCTGAAGCAGGAACGCGTGCAGCGTAGGTATAAGGGACAGGTGATGCCAAACTTAATTTTAGAGGAGAAGGATTTAAGCAGCGCAAACGCCGCTTACACTCTGCTCCGAAGGAAGTTAATCGGATGAGCGAGATCTACTATACCGGGCCATTGCCTGTACCGTGGAACATTTCAGTTAAACAGGGCTCAACGTTTGCAACAGCTCTTTATTATAAAGACGACAACGGCGTTGCTATAGACTTGACCGGTTATACCGCCCAGATGCAGGTCAGGGAAGAAAATACAAATGTCGTCATTCTTGATCTGACAACAACATCGGGAATTACCATTACTGCCGCAGAAGGAAAAATTGACATTGCCATTACTGCGGCGCAGAGTGCGATCTTTGAAGTTCAGAACGCGAAATACGACTTGCTAATAAAAAGTTCGAGCGGAACGGTCACTTATCTTTTGGAGGGTGATTTTGTAGTAACGCCGCGGGTGACGAGGATGACGATATGAAGCTGGTTATTTCTCAAACCATATCCAATGCAGTTGAAGTTGAAAAGAAAATTGCCAACTGTGTGATTGCTCCGTTTGATACCGGGGTTGGCGCAATTCCACTGGCGACTATTACGGCGAAAGGAGACATGATTGTTGGTACTGGAAGCGGCGCAGTGGATAACGTTGCAGTTGGCGCAAATGGTGATGTGTGGACCGCAGATAGTGCACAGGCTGCCGGGGCAAAATGGGCTCCACCTGAAGCCGGAGCCGGATTGCCTTGCGATGGACGCCTGACGCTTACCAGTGGGACGCCAATTACATCTTCCGATGTTACCGCGGCTGTGGAAATATTTTTTACACCTTTCAAGGGCAATCGAATTGCGTTATATATCGATTCGGAGTGGCGGGTAAGCGCGTTTCCTGAAACATCGCTGTCTCTATCCGGGCTTGGCGCGAATACCAATTTTGATATGTTCATGTTTAAAGATGGAAGTACATTAAAACTTGCCGCAAAAGCATGGACAAATAATACAACTCCTGCTGTGGCTACCGCCTATAAGGATGGCGTCCTTATGAACAACGCCGCTTTTACACCTGATAAAATCAGCAGCGGAATTGCCGGGGAGCTGGCGCAGTACAGCGCGCGCTATCTTGGATCATTCAGAACAACGGGCACAGCCGGACAATGCGAACATAGTTATACCAAGCGGTTTGTCTATAACTACTACAACCAGGTTTTTACAACGGTTCTGACCAGTAATTCAACGGCAAACTGGTCTTATACCGGAGCGGTGGATGTGCGCGAATATAATAACGGCACAGGGCAAACCCGGGGAGAATTTATACTGGGAGTGATACAACCCGGGGTTATGCTGTTTGCAACCCCATTCTTTATTGTTACCTCTGGAACCCCGACAATATACAGCGGATTGACCCTGGACACATCCACATTCCAGACAATTCAAGCGACAAACGCCTCGATATATCCCGTTAGAATCAACAATTCAAACTTAATTTCGGTTGCCGCCGGATACCACTATCTCACGCAGAGTGAGTACGCCTCCGGTGGAAACGTTACTTTTTATGGGCCCAATTACGGCGGCAAATTGGTTTTTCTTGCATAGGAGATAGATATGCCTTTAAAAAATGGAACGAGCAAAAGGGTAATTTCGCAGAATATTTCCACTGAAGTTCATCATGGGAAACCCCGCGAACAGGCGATTGCGATTGCTCTTAATAAAGCCGGAAAGAAAAAGAAAAGAAGGAAACCATAATTATGACGGAGAACAAAGAATGGCAGCAATCACAAATGCACAGGTAAAAGATGCGGTGGACGGTCTGGCGCACCGTTTTGACATGTTTGCTCAAGACGAAAAAACACGCTACGAGAATCTAAAATCATGTGTGGATGACCTTGACCATATCATCAACGGAAATGCGAAGGAAGGGCTGAAGGTGACCGTGAAAACTTTGAAGGACGAATACGATCAGCGTAAGAAAAACGCCGAGGCGCAAGAGAACTCGAATAGAAGCCTGCGCAACAGCATGATTATGTTGTTTATCGGGCAGGCTGTAACAATCATAGTCAGTTTGTTGGTGAGGTGAGCATGGGAAACAAAGATACGTATGCAAAGGGAGTACTGCTCCACGACGGAATAGCATCCGTCGATTGGGATAATCTCGACGTCGACTTCATGGTACTACGCGTCGGTGCGACGCCGAGCGCGCTTGAGGCGACCAGCGAGTATGTCGATCAAAAATATGCCGAGTTTGTCCAGAAGGCTTACGAGAAGGGTATCCCGGTGATCGCCTGGTTTGACTTGAACGTGAAAAAGTATGGCGATACTTCCTGGCCAGTCAATGACTTCAGCCGCTGGTATGATCGCAGCCAGGATATGAGCATGAGCGTGATCGACCGGATGCTGCAAAACCGGCCCTATTTTCACGGCATGATTTTAGGCGTCGATCCCGGCGCGTATAATACCCAGGGCAATACCTATGATGTTTCGGCGTTGTGGGTCAGCCGAACAGTGTTGCGCGTCAAAGACCTGATCAAGGCTGCCTACAAAAAACTGGTCTGGCCGGAATTCAAGGCAGGCGTGATTGATAATAGGTCCTGGGATGATCAGGGATTGCTTGAACTGGACAGTCAAAACTGGATCATGTCGGTTTGGGACTACAGCAAAAGCACATCACCACAGCCTGTGACCGGCGCGCTTGATCTGGATGCGCTTACATACCCGGAAGAGCATATGCCGATGTACCTGATGCCGACCCGCAGCGGAAGTTTTTGGCGGGTCAAGACCGTATCATGGCCAGGTGTGAAAAACGCTTCTGGCGCAACCGTACCGTTGATCGTCTATCTATACTACGGCAGCAAAGAGAGCCTGTACAAGGCGATTGGTTTCACCGCGCCAAATCAGAATGACGATCAGAATGACGATCAAAACGATGATCAGAATGACGATCAAGAAAATGAGGGCGGCAACAACGCCAATGTCGATTTAACCGCCATCGAGGCGAGCCTGGCAGCCATCGAAGAAAACCTGGCGCCCGTGGCGGAATTTTTCAGAAAGTTGAACGGAGGTTAATTATGTCTGTACTTGCGATTCTAATGGTAATCCTGCTCCTGGCTTTCCTGGTCGAGAGCCTGACCGAGTTCCTGCTCGGCGACGTGTTCGACAAGATCACGGTGTTGACACCTTTCAAATGGACGCTCAAATACTTTGCCGTGGCAGCCGGTGTGCTTGGCGCGTTCGTCTATAAATTCGACCTGCCGGCGCTGCTGGGTCAGTACCTGGAGATCACGATTGCAACATCGGTCTTCGGGATCGTCCTGACCGGCATTGCCATCGGGAAGGGCTCCAATTACCTGCACCAGGTCATCAGCCAGTTCTTTCCAGAGAAAACATGACCTATACGCCTGGCATCGATATTTCGGCGTGGCAGGATAACGACAACACGCCACAGCAGATCGACTGGCAGAAGGCGGCCGACAAAGGCACAAAGTTTGCCTTCATACGCTGTTGCAACGGTTTCACGCCCGACAGCGATTTCGAATACAACTGGCGGGAAGCCAGGCGCGTTGGTATTCTACGGGGAGCGTACATCTTCCACGATTACCGCGTCACTCCCAGTGGACAGGCTGAATTCTTTGCTGCCCGCCTCAAGGATGATCCAGGCGAATTGCCGCCAGTGCTGGATATAGAGAAGTACTGGACGCCTTACCCGACCCGGGCAGGTTGGCTTTCCGCTATCAGCATCATGGTCGAAACGCTGAAAAAGGCCGGTCATCCACGCGTGATTTTCTACAGCAACCCGGATATCATCCTGAATACCCTTTCGCCGATTCCCAACGAGCTTCTGGCGCTGCCGCTCTGGATCGCACATTACGGCGTCAACCAGCCCACAGCCAAAGCAGTTGCGCCGTGGGGCAGTTGGACATTCTGGCAGTACAGCAGCACCGGGCCCGGGCTGGACTATGGCATGGAGAGCAAGGGGCTGGATATGGACTGGTTCAACGGGAATGAAACCGAACTGTGCCAGTTTGCGGGCGTCGAAGGCGTGCCGCCTGCGCCAGAGTTGACCGATGCCGAGAAGCTGCGCCGGTTATGGGAATGGTACAGGGAGCTGCATTAATCAATAATTCCCCCGAATGGGTTATTCCACTTTCGGGGGAATGTTTTCGGGCTTCGGCATGTAATAGGTTGGGGCCGGTGAGACGCGCCGGACATGACCATTTTTGATTTCAATCGTGATTGTCCCTTCGCGGTTGGGGCTATTTGTGATCTGCTCCACGAGGCGATTAAGAAAATCAATTTGTTCTCTGGTTAGAGGCATCTTTGCTTCCCTCCATCTCTGCCATAATATCGCCGAGTATCTGGATATTATCCACGACCGCCGCGGCTTCATCCCATGTGAGCGTCACCGATTCGCGATTGATCCAGGCCTTTTCGCATTTCTTTTTAATTTCATCAAGTTCGGTCATTTCTTCCTCCCAAAGAAACCATTTTGTAGTTATCCTCTCTCATGAATCCTAATCCCCTCAGAAATTTTTCACCTGGTTTTCTATTTTTTTTGAGTACATCACTGAGGTACGACGGAGAAATGCCAATCCGATATGCAAGTTCTTTTTCGTTGAGTTTATTTTCATCCATCAATTTATACAAATAACCGATAAATTCATTAATGTTCATTTTTCTTCTCCTGACAAAAATATTAAAGCGATTACTCCGCACACGACCAGCAAACCGACGATGCCGAGAGTAGTCATCAACTCCCTGGCCAGAGTGCCGGCTGTTTTAATTGTGCCAATGGGCTGATCCATAATGTTTCAAGCGCTTCCTTTGAATTTATTTTCCGAGAAACTTTTGAGACGGTTTTCCATCCTGGATATAATTTTTCGTACAGTTCGGATTTATAGCCGCTCAGTATCACCATACCTTTCACGCTGTTCAAAACTTCCGCTAATTGGCAATGTTCTTCGTTGGTCATCTCATGGCGATAAGCTATTTTCTGCTCCGATCTGGTTGAAATGATGTATGGCGGGTCCACGTAGAAAAGCGTGTTTTGGGTATCATACTTTTTGATAATGGTCAGGGCATCATCGTTTTCGATCTGTACCGCCCGCAGGCGTTCCACCACCTGGCGCAAGTGGCTGATCTGGCTCCAATCGACAAACGATCCGCCCCGGCTATCGGTTTTTCTAAAGCGCCAGCCACCGGATTCCTTTCGCATCCCTCCCCGGCCAAACCATGACCGCACATAATACCTTCGCGCCTGTTCAATTGGATCATCTGCGGGCATATAAGCGTTCCAATACTCTGACCGCGAGTATGGGGTTAATTCAATTGCTCTAATTAGCTGCTCCGGGTATGTCCGCAAAACTTTGAAAAAATTTACGACTTCTCCGTCCTTATCGTTTATAGTTTCCAATTTTGACGGCGTTTTGCGTAAAAGTACAGATGCCGCTCCGCAAAATGGTTCGACATAACTGACGTGCTCCGGGAAATGGGACACGATCCAGGGAGCAATGCGCCATTTGCCGCCAAAATAAAGGAGTGCCGGGCGGGTTGGGATCATAATTATTGTTCCCTCTTCCACATCAGCCAACACCGGGAGATAGCATGCGCGGCGGTGGGGGCGATGGAACGATGTACTCCGATGCAACAGTGCCAATCCGAAGATAGTGCTACCTCCCGCCCAATAAATACTGCTTGTTCCAGAGATTCCACTTGGACTTCCTCCATCAGCTTCCAAGCGTCGGCAATATTGGTAGTCCAGTCAGGTAACACAGATGTCAAACACCCATCATGCGTCATCCAGTAATCAACTGGATTGATGCAGGCGGCATCCATGAAACCATGCTTGCATTCGTACCCCTTCGCCTTCGCAATCGCTTTCCGCAGCTCCGCGGGCGTCATGGCAAGGATTTCATCGTAGGTCATCCCTCCTCCTCTTGTGTCCACCCGACCCAATCTTCAAGGGACTCAAAATCCTTTTTATATAAATTGATGACCTTAATGGTCATCACATCATCCATCTTGAGTTTCTTAATTTCGACAACAAGATTATCGATACCGGCAAATGGGATTATCATTGTTGAGTAATACCCGTCACGGATAACTTCAATACATTTCATTCCTCTCCCTCCTCTATCGACCCCTTCCCTCCATAAAAGAACCAGGACAATAAACTCTTTTACCTGGATATTTGGCTATCATGATCCCCAGATTACTTGTGGCCGGTGCGGGCTGTTGAAAATGCAATCTAGGGCATAGTAAACTCCCGTCGCCACCTTTAGGAATAACACCAACATAATTTCTTCCGCAAACCGGACAGGTTACATAAATTCTATTCATTTCCCCTCCTCCGGCTTCGGCTCAATTTCTAAAATAATTAAGCCACCTTTTGTTCTTTGTGAAAGTTTTTTCCATCCAGCGGCTTTGAAGCACTTACCATCGCCTTTTACTATCTTTCCATTGACGTAAGTGTAAAGGCGTTCACCTGGCCAACGATTCCATGCGAGATCACACGCTTCTTTGATCAATTCACTAGAAAGCGTTGGACTTTCATTTCTAAAAACAGCGCAATTAACTCCATTCTGACCGCTCTTATCGATGAATTTGCGCCAAACAAAAAGCGCTTTATAGTCAGGCGTGATCAATACCATTTTTTTACCTGGGCCAACTATCAAATTCCGATTGCGCCCAACTAAACGCCGGTTATCTTTATACTTGTGGTAGGTGTAATGGCGTTTATACAGCGATATTGCAGCTGGTTCTCCGTCTTTTACGGCCAACCAATGGCCAATCATCATTTTTCCTCCGGCTTCGGCAATCTCAGAAATTCGATCACCCACACCCAGGGATTCAACGCCCAGGAATAACCTCGTTTGGCATTGAGACTATTCCATAACCTCGCAAACCACGAAATTGGATCTGCGCCAGTCTTGCCAAGTGGATATGGAAAACCCTCTGAGACAGCATCCTCTTTTTTGATATTTTGTACCTTTTCCACTCTCACGCTGACGATTTCAAGCGCAATGCGGCTCGCCCAACGTGGCATAAAGATAGAGGGTTTCATAGCAGAGCCGCCCCCTCAAATTGAAAAACACAATCTTGATCTGGATAATCGGCTGCGTATTTTACTTCTCCTTTTGGATATGTTTTGCATGGTGCTACCTGTACCATATAATTTTCCCGAACCCATAGCCTATCGCCGGGTTTGCCGTAAGGACAAACCCATTCAAATTCTCCAGGCTTGACACCTAATTCCTGGCCGTCTACTAAAACAGATAAGGCTCCCAGAGGATTGCTTAAAGACGTGTAAATTCCGGGTTCAGCTATCAGATTATGTCCGATAGGCCAATCCCCATAAACACGGTTTGGCAAGTTAATTTCCGGTGGCCAATTTTTGATTACTCTCCGCGTTTGTGTTTTTCTACCTTCCAAAATCGCCAGCACCGACTCGCCGCTGAATATAATCGGTCTTTCTTTCATGATTCTTCCTCCGACTTCGTCGGCTGGGGGTGTGGCTGCCGTCTCTTTTGTTCTACCCATCGGATTAGCTCAATAGCAAATGCTCCGCTATCAATAATGCAGTTTTTCTTCCTATCAGCGGTACAAATTTCTTTCCATTTTGCACGTATTTCTTGATCGGATAATTTGGTGTCTCTCATCGCATCACCATCGTCCACAGTTCCTGTTCCGCCACAATGTTCCATGTGCCGTGGATTTTTAAGGTGCTCTATCTCGGATTCCAGTTCTGCAATTCTTTCGATTAACTCAGGATAATTTAATGCCTCTGCATGAGCTTGCAGAGCCACCCAATAACTAAACGGTTTGCCCATGAAAGAGACAAACCGATTTTTTATCTCCGCTTCCAACTCCGCAACTCTATCCATCGCCTCCCTGCCATAGCTGCACATTCTGACCAGGAATAGGGATGCCGACTCGATATCCGCCGGTTTCCGGTCGGTGTTGTACTGCGCGTCGGCTTCAATGATGATCTGCTCAAGTTCTGCAACACGCGCCTTCAATGCCCGGATCGTCTCGTCACTCGCGCGTAAAACGGTCATCAACCCCGTCTCGAGTCGAACACGTCTCCGCATAACAGATTTTCCACAAAATGGACAATTTTTAATTTCTTCGCTCATTCCTCACCGCCTAGATTCAGTATCTTGCGTGCCAAATCGCCATTATCCGGTTCCCAAGACGACTCGACACCAAAATCAACACCCATCCAATTATGCCCCTCTGCATACTGCAATGCCGCTTCCAGTTCATTTATCCGCTTCTCTGCGGCTTCGGCACGAGTGCGCCAATATGCCGCATCTCCCTTCGGATTAGCTGTCCCATTTTCGTTATAATCTGGTAATTTTTCACCGCCTTTCAGGGCTTTTATTGCCAAATTATTCGGATCACCCTCGCCATTGATAATGGCTTCAAGTGCATCTTGATATCGAACCGCGCAATCCGACAGATTGTGAAAAGCATCGGCAGATGTTAGTTTCATTCCGCAGTACCCACACTTAAATTCTTCGCTCATTCCTCACCGCCTAGATTCAGTATCTTGCGTGCCAAATCGCCATTATCCGGTTTCCAATACGAAGTTTCTGCGCCAAAATCAAATTTATATTTTATCGATCCGCATATGCCATTAATCCAGTTCTGACAATCTGCATACCACTGCAACACCGCCTCCATCCCTGCTAGAGCAATGTACTTCTCCCCGCATCGAGTACATTGGAGCGTATGTTCGTCGTCCTGCAACAGGCGATCTATATAAGCTCTCAGCCGCCCGATCTCTTTCAGCGCATCCTCGTAATGATTGACGGCAGTTATGAGATACTCTGCGTTCTCCATGCGGTTACCTTCGCATAACAAATCGCTCCATACGTTATAAACATGGGACGCAATTGCTATATAATCACCTTCAGGACCATAGTAATATGGCCTCGGCGTTGCCTTCTCCGCTTTGGCAAGTTCATCCGCGATAAATTCCGGTGTAAAGTCAGTCATTTTCCTCTCCTATCTCACAATCCTGAAATCGTATTTGTCGCCGTGGACGAACAGGAACATCTTGCGTTTAAGCCTGAACGCCTCGGTTGAAATTCCTTTCACGTCCTCCACGATCACCTTGCCGTTCTGTTGGTACTGGAAATCAGCCTCGTAATGCGTCGCCCGCTCGCGCTTGCCGTTATAGGCGAAGCACGGCAGCAACTCGAAGGACGGGTGCACTTCCAGCCAGGTTATCTCGCCTGCCCGCTCCAGGAGCTTCAACTCCTGATACCTTGCGGCTTCCCTCTGGCTGTCAAAAGTGATGCCGTCGATCATAACCTTGCGGGCATTATATTTGTTCATCGGCCACCTCGATCTCTTTCAGGTTCCACACGCGGTTCATCAAAGGGTGCTTGCCGCGTTGGGTGATGACCGGCACTTCGACGTACACGCCGGGCTCGCCGTTGATATCGAGCGCCCGAACGCCGCGTACCTGGCCGACCTCGCCGGTGCAGACGTTGCGAACTGTTTTTCCAAGCATATCGGTGTCCATCAGTTTAGCCTCTCTATAAATGCCATACATGGTTTTACTTCCGGCCATGCCTGCCAGAAAGCGCCATGTCCATAGCAGCGGTGGAACAACCAATCCACTTCCAGCGCGTCGATCTCGTCGCAGATCGATTCCAGGCGCTGCGTTTGACACACCGGCGTCCGCAGAAGTTCCTCCCGGCGCAGATGCAGCTGGATCTGGAAGTAGTCACATTTTCGGCACATCATATCTCTCCAAAAACAGGATCGCGGTAGCATGGGTATTCAGGGTGTGCGACCATGTGGAAAAATTTCTTCTTCACCGCCCGGCGGCTCAGGTCGATGATAAACGTCCGGATGTTTTCGCGCTGTGTCTCGTTCGGACCGGGGATGTGCTCGGTGATAAAAATACTCTTGTCACAGTCGTACGGGATGCCTGCGCCACCGCTACCGTCCTCGGTCTTTGGCCGGCTCGACTCAATGCCCTCCTTGAGCAGGTTATGGATGGCGATGACGGCCAGACCGGAGCGCCGGGAGAATATCTTCAGCCGCCGGGCGATCATCTCCTGGCGCTGCCACTCCTCCATGCGCCCGATGGAGTCACCCAGCAGGCGCAGGTAGTCGATCATCACGACCTTGATGCCGTGCTTGACCTTTAGCCTGGCGGCCTCGGCCTCGATGCTGGCCGTCGTCTGCTGGTCGAAGTTTATAAAAATTGGCAAGCTAGAATTTTTCTCGATCAGCGCCGTGTAGACCGGCCATTGCGATTCTTTCAGGTCCCGGCTCTCCAACTCGCGGGTGGTGATGTGCTCCTGGAATTCAAGCGATAACCTGGAAACATCCCGGTCCATGATCGTCTCTTCCTGCGTTTCGACCTGGAAAACCGCCACCGGAACACCGCCCCTGGAGATGCCCTCCGCCATCTGGTGCAGGAACTGCGTCTTTTTGACCTTCGGTTTGCCGTAGAACAAGATAAATTCCGATGGGAAGATGCCGCCGGTGATGTTATCGAATTGCTTGAAACCGGTTTTGATGCCCGATGGCGGCACCTTCTCGGCCATGCGGTCGTAGTGCCTGGACAGCAGCTTCTCGTAGGACAGCGAGCCGTCGCCGCTGCTGGTGCTGATGGCGGTCAGCCCGGTCGTTCGCTCAGCGATGATATCGTCAACCGGACGCTCCATGTCCCGGGCGGCGTTTGCCAGGGCGGAGGCTTCCGCTGTGAGCTGCCGGCGCTTGAAATATTCGCGCACGATACCGGCGTATTTCTCGCCGTTGATGCCGGCGGCCACGCTCAATTTGAGCAGGTACGCGTCCCCGCCGATCTCGTCGAGTTTGCCGGTGCGTTTGAGCTGGTCGGATAGGGTGACGTAATCCACCGGCTGACCGGAACGTTTGAGCGCCATGACCGCCTGCCAGATAAACCCGTTTTTGTGCAGGTAGAATTCTTCTGGGTCCAGGTCGATGTCATCCACCAGCAGCGGGTTGACGATCACCGATCCGAGTACACCCTCTTCGGCCTCTTGCGAGTATAGCGGTGCGATGTCTGTCATGTCTGGCTCCCATAAAGTTCTGCTGATGCGGCCGCGAGTTGCTCCTCGCGGGTCAATTTCCTGTTCGGCGGCGGGTCTTTCTTGTGCGGCGGCGGTATCTCACCGGTCACCGCCCAATCCAGCCACGAAAGATTGGCTTTGCTATAACCGCGCTTGATCCACTCGGCATAAAACGGCTGGAGGTATTCGGCCGGGCTATCTCTGCCGCGAATGGATCGGATCTGCGCAATATGCTCTTCGCGGTTTTTGATTGGGAAGGCTGTAAAACCTGTAACTGCGGTCAAAATCTGCAAGATTTCGGCATCATCGCTGAAAAATTTGGCGTTGCCGGAGTAGGTTTTTGCCTTCGCATCACCATCACCATCACCATCACCATCACCATCACCATCACCATCACCATCACCATCACCATCGCGGCAAGGTAGAGGGGTAGGTAGATGGGTAGGTAGAGGGGTAGGTAGAGGGGTAGGTAGAGGGGTAGGTAGCTCGCTATCGATCAGCCTTGTTTCCCAGTTGAGAGTTACTACCTTGTTTCCCTTTCCGTGATACCTGGCGTGATCAATCCAGCCGTCTGGGGCCGGGTAATCCGACAAACCCAACCATTCGGCGTTGCTCTGATACTTGTGCCATTTGATGATCTGTACATAGCCGTTGCCGTCTTTAGAGTATCGCAGTATGTAACCGCTGGCCACGAGGACGGATAAGTCTTCTTCGACCTCGCTCAAAGGCATGTCGTCATAAGGCCAAACTTGGGAGCGTATATAAGCTGTGGTTCCTGGCAGTCGCCCCTGATCATCCGCTATTACAATTAGGCCCTGCCACAGGTCTCGTTGGCGGTATGTTAGCCTGGCGAAAGACTGGGAAGATCTGATTTTGCTATCTAGGGTTCTTCGCTTACCCATAAAGCCTCCATCTTTGCTTTCCAGTCTGACCAGTTAGTCGCATCAAGAGCGATTATTTTGAGTTTATCGACGTCGCAACCTCTCAGTATCGCTTTTTCCAGCATATTTTTTGCATCGTAATCAGCCACATACCTGAAGCGATTACGTAGGATTCCACGGATGTAATATATGTCCCTCAAATAAGGCTTTTCTTGGGATGCCCTTCTTGATCGGCATATTTTTTCGATATAATCGAACGCCTTGTTGACCGATTCGGTATCTTTATTTTGTTTAACATACTGGTCTACGGATATATGGATCACCTCTATCACTTCTCCGAAGTGATATTTGGAACACAATTTCCTCAATGTATTTATTCCCTGTGTGGTAACGTGATATCCTGTAAGTTCCTCGAATAGACTCGCCGCTTTTCCAGCCTGATAATTTTCGATGTCGATCAGACCTTTTTGCCATTCGTACATCATCCTGATCTGTTCTTGCCGTTCTTGCAGTTCATCCAATTGCGCCTTACGTTTTTTGACAACCGCATCATCGGACAACTCTCTGTCTCGTTTCCCGGAATTGCAGTCGAAGCATGAGGTGATAAGATTTGTGATATCGTTATCTCCGCCCTTCGAAACAGGTTTTATGTGATCTATTTGAAGAACGATTTCGGGAGCACTTCTTCCGCAGTATTGGCAAATAAAGCGATCCCGCTTAAATACCTCGAATCTTATCTTTTTCGATAAAGGAGTTCTTCCCGCCATCACACACTCCTAAACGCCGCGAGATAATGTTCCCGGCAGCAGTACGACATGTACGGACGTTTGTTGACCGGCGGAAGTTTTTGCCCGCAGCGCCGGCAGACTTTGGTCGGCCGGTGGATTCCGAGTTCGTCTTCGACGAGCCGGATGTCGGCCATACTGCCCGTGAGTTGATATCTCTTCGGTTTTGACTTCTCCCGGTCATTCCGTTTTTCGGTTGATTTCTTCTGGTAGTGTTGCCGTTTTTGTTCTGCGAGCTTTTCACGATGAATCAGATAATATTTCCGATACCATTCATTCATAATTTCTCTTTTGTGGGCAAGACAGTAAGGAGGTACGGATTTGCGGCCGGGATTTATGGCTGGGTTCGTACAGCCGGGATACTGGCAGAGGGTCATTCGCTACTCCTGACCAACCTGGTAAGCAGCTCCGGGGGATGGGCATGCAAAACCGCCGGCTGCCGTTTGTCATCCAGGCTTCCCTCATGCGAGACCAATATCTTGACTTTGCCGTCTTTGGTGAGCGTGCCCTGCACGATGCCGACCCCGAAAGGCGTAATCACAATGTCATTGAGGTAAAAATCTTTCAAAGCAATGCCTCCTGAAGCGGTCTTTCCTGGAATGGGTCCCGGCCATGAATTCTGGCCTGCCTCAGCGCTTTCGCGGTTTCCAGGTCGGCGTATGCCCTGGTCTCCAACTCCGTGGCCGATACCGTAATTTCATCGTCGGTTGCAGCCATCCAGCGGCCGGGCTTGCCGGAGTGTGACATCACCGGAATGTGATGCTCGATACGTAGGACGCGGATGGCCTCGCGGCATTGGCGTTCCGTGGTGGAGTTGTACAACCCGCCGAAAGCCAACTTCGTCAAATCGCGCAGGCTGATGGCGTTGCGCTCCCCGACATGGTTGCAGAGGACGCTATAAATTTTGCGCTCCACGCCTAGAGGAATTTTTGAGACAACTTCATCGTAATATTTTGTGGTCGGCATTTGTTTTGCGCTCCTTGCCGGGCGGCACTAATCTTTGTACCGCCCGGCGTTAGAAAGGAGATTCCAGGGGTAACCACTCCCTGGGGGCGATCCGTAGACCGCACGCAGGGAGCGTTTCCTGGTTAAATTTTTCGAATTGAAACCGAAGGCTCGCCCTCTTTACGGGCTTCTTTGAGCTGCGGAAATGCGAGCATGAGACCGTCCAACTTTTCGGTGTTCCAAGAAACACGCCCTTTGGCATAGACGGCGTGCAGATAAGTTCCCTTCACGCTTTCGCCGTGAGCGATGACTTCGGTTTTAATCTTATTGGTAAGCTCGGAGATGTTCGTATCCACACCTTCCGATTGGATGGAAAACTCGGCTTCAATTTCTGTGAGTTTCGCCTTGATTTCTGCGGTCAGGATGCTATCAATTAAGTCTTGTTTCTTCAGGCTGATTGCATCCTTCTGCGCCTGGTATTCAGCCAGTTGATCCAAGAGTTGGCTAATCATTTTTGCCTCTCCTCCCGTTTTACAACAATCCTTCTTGCTCCGGCTGTGCGGCAACGAAAGCTGCCGCTGCCTCTCTCGCCGCCATTGGCGATGCCATCCATGCGCCGCCGCTGTCCTTCGAGGGTTCAAGCCAGCGATAGAGTGCAACAGCGGTCGGATCATCAATCTCGGTCATGCTGGATTTTCCCGTCAACCAATGCAGAAGCATCTTGCGGTTGGCTTTTGGGTCTCTGCCCGTTAGCGCCTGCTCTAGGCAGACGCAGACCAGGCCGCGCTGTTCTGCGGTGACCTTTGCTTTTGGCGATTTCGATGCAATGTCGGCAATCCGTTGGCGCAGGGTTTCAGGATCATAGCGGAGCGGTTCTACCAAGAGTTGTTCGGTTTTAAACTCCGGTTCTTCAGGCAAATCTGGAGTTTCTGTTTCAGCAGTTTCTCCGTCATAACCCAAATCAGAAAGGTTCTGCGCCGCAGAATGGGTTGGTTCGGGCTCGGGATTGCTGACCTCATTTACTTCAGGGAGCGATCGATCGATCCAACCCTGATCGCTCTCGATCTGTTCGATGGTGTCCAGATCGGCGGCATTGAAACGACCCCATTTGCGCAGGCCGTTCATCAGGACGGTCTTTTTCTCCATCTTCGGACGCTCGTATGGATCGTTCCATTTTGACTTCGGCATATGATAAGCTGCGGAATAGCGCCTGGCGTGTTCGTCGATTTCCTTGACCGTCATCACAAAAGTTTTTTCGAAGCCATTGACGAGCTGGAAGTACAGCATGTAGGCGATGACTTTGTCGCTGATCCGCTGCCCGCCGAAGGTGTGATTCCCGGTCATGCGGTTTTCGATCAGTTCCTCGCCCTCATAAACGCCGATGACGTTGATGAACCGGTAGAGATTGGTGCGCTGCGCCAGTTCATAAACGCCACGATAGCCCAGTTGGAAAGTCGCCTTGCCCTTGTAAGGGATAATCCATGCCTGGCCCTGGGCGGGATCGACGGAGAGTTTGAGGCTGGCAGCGCGCATGGCCGAGATCAGGATTGATTTTGGATCGCACTGTTGTAGGTCGTTTGAGTTCGCCACCAGGATAAGGACCTGATTGAGGTAATAAATTCCGTTCGCGCCCATCATTTCCGAGAAGCGCTCTTTTACCTCGGGTGAAAGCATGTAATTTTTCACCCGGGTCATGCCGGTTTCGTGATGATTCGCTAAAGACGTATCCATTTTCATCTCCTTTCTGATTTTTGGTTATCCGCCGCGGCGCAGGTCCGAGTACATCGTCTGTTCGTCCTGCCAGTCGGCGGTGCGGGCGGACTGTTCGGTTTCAAACCGCAGCCAGGCCAGTTCCATCTTGCAGCGCCTGACGTTCATCATGTGCAGGCAGCGCTGGACAGCGGCACGCGTGACTTCGGAGTGGTTTGGATCGCCCTGCTCGTGCCGGTCGGCGGCTTCGCTAAGCGCGGCAGCAGCCTCGTTGTACTCAGCGATGGCCTTGCGCAGGTAATCCGGCTTATAGTCACGGCGGCCTGGTTGCCAGTCATGGGCTGTTTCTGGATCGCGGTCGGTAACGCCGATGCCCAGGGCAGTCATTTTCCGCTCCTTAGATACGCCACGAGGTTTGCGAACATCACCCCGAAGGCATAAGATACGATTGCCACAACTGCGATTTCGATTGAGATCATGTTCTGCTCCTTTCTGATTTTGGGCGGCGGCATTTGGCCGCCGCCCGTTGCCACCTTGTTGATGGCCGTCACCATGCACCACATGGTTTCCAGCGGAGCCACTGGCGCTCACCACTAAAGCAGGTGACTCGTTTTGCCAGCATGAACGCCCCGTCTTGCGCCGACTCCCATTTCGACTTTCCCCTGGCCTTGTCTTAACTCAGTACATGTGGTCTGCTTTCGCCTGGGGCTAGGCCATACTGCCCACTTACCACTTCGGGTTCTCACCGATCACTTGACGGTCGGGAGCGATGCCAATCAGACGCATCGGCTGGCTGCAACTGGCGGCTCGGATTCTTGCGCTCATACCACCGATAGTTTGAGACACCGCCAGGACTGCACTTTTTGATTGTTAAGGTTCCCGGTTGCCGCCGGGTCGCCGTCTACGAGGGAAGGAACCGCATCGGCGAGGCTTTTACCGATAATCTTGTCAACAGGGTGAGGGGGACACCCCGCTTACAATTCGCTGGTTGGCATGATCTTTGCAACAAGATTGGTTAATTCTTCGGTGGTCGGACTGGGAGTTGCATCTTCGTTAGTGGGATGGCGGCGCGCCCATTCCTGGCGGATGAGCTTACGCACAAAGGCAGAGCGCACGACATAACCATCTAGTCGCATCATATGATCGACCATGTTGGCGTCATCCTTAGTTAGATTGATATTTGCTTGGGTAAATTCTTTTGGCATAAAATGCTCCTAATTGCCATAAGATAAATTTCTAATTGCCTTTAGGCAATTATACAATTAAATAATGTATCTGTCAATAGGCAATTATCGTTTTCCCAATGGCAATTGCCAATCGGTTAATATAATGTTGACTTATGAACAATAATTTTTCGGAATGGCTTCAGAAAAAATTGGACGAAAAGGGATGGCAGCAGGTAGACCTGGCCAAAAGAAGTGGCGTATCTACCAGCCAGATATCGCGTGCTATGTCAGGACAACGAGGATTGAGTGAATATTCGCTCAACCGGATTGCGGTGGCATTGAATGTATCGCCCGAGGAAACATTTAGGGCGGTTGGGTTTTTGCAAAAGGTTGGGGTGAATAAAGAATACCAGGATCAACTCATGCACTTGGTAGGTCAATTGACCGATGAGGACAAAGAGCGTTTATTGCGTTATATTCAAGTTGTTATGTTAGGTGGCAAATAATTACTTAAGCCAGATCAGAAATTCAATCTTGACACCGAAAATACAAATGGAAAAACCTTTTAGCTTTTTATCGTTGAAAATCATCGTATCCCCTTTATCGGTGAACAGTGTAATTTATTATAGTATTTATGTTCTATTAATTCAATAGGCAATTGGAGGGGTCCCATGAAAAAGTGTCCCTATTGCGCTGAGGAAATCCAGGATGAGGCCAGGATTTGTCCGCACTGTAGGAAGAGCCAGGAACCAAGCACGATATTACTTTCAATTGTGATGATAGTTGCGGCGGCGCGGTGGGTAGTCGGAATATTATTGGGGATTTCGGTGGTCGGAATAATTATTGGTTTATTTGGAGAGGCGGCCATTCTCAGGTTCTCGATAACATGGTTCTTGATATTGTTGGCGGCTCAAGTTGCAATGCTAATAGTTCTATTTGCTGTTGGGAAAAGTTTGCCTGATTGATGGAGGCTGATTGAAAAGGTGTCCGTTTTGTTCCGAAGAGATCCAGGATGATGCAATTATTTGCCGATACTGTGGAAACCAGCTTGACAGGATAAGAAAAGCAAGAAAAAAATTCATAATAATCTACGTTGTTATGCTGCTATTCTTTTGGGGACTGGCGTTTTATTTTACATCTACGGCCGTGATTGATCCGGCATACCCAGTTTTAGAGCAATCACTTAATGTTGCGCTGTCGGGCACAAAGATTGTCGCGAGAATCTGCGCGACCGGGTTGAATTTGTGGTTCTCAAGGGTTCTTGGTCAAAAATGGTGGGCTACTTTGATATACGCGGCGCTGAGTATTACCGGGGCCGGGATGATAGCTTTGATAGGATTGCTGATTGCGGCATCAAAAAGGATAAACGAAGTTAACATGAGGGGTGGAACATGAGAAAGTTAATCGTTGTATTTGTAGTGTCCCTGGTCCTGATGAGCTGCGGGGAAACAACGTCAACGCCGACAGTCAGACCGCTGGCCACCAGGATACCGACCCGCGCGCCGGAGAGGATCAATACCATCCCGGTTGATTTCAGTGCCGACAATTGCCCGGACGGCTGCAAGACCCACGAGCTGGGCTGTGATATCAAAGGGAATATCAGTGTTGACGGCGGAGAGAAAATTTACCACGTGCCCGGGCAGTCGTACTACTCGCAGACCAAAATCTCGCCTGAATACGGCGAGCGCTGGTTTTGTACCGAGGCAGAGGCGAAGGCCGCGGGATGGAGGAAGGCGCTTAACTGACACACGGAAAGGCCTATCATGTACAACACGGATAACGAAATCGACCACAAGTGTGTGTCCCAATGACCGTTTTTCAAGGCACGGTTCACATCCGTGAGGTTCGGAGGTTCGAGCCCTCTCGCGCCCACAAAACACACACGGTATCGATAGCGGTCAATCCGTGATGTCATTGATAGCAAAAATCCGAAACAGGAGCTATCAATGTACACATGGATTGATTCTTTTTTACTGGCCTGCAGGGCGCGCGGCCTGTCGTCTCATACGATTTCCGATTATTCCGTCACGCTGAAGCGCTTTGGAGCGCGAGATTTGCGAGCCGTCACAAAAACCGATATCCGGGAGTTTCTGGCCGGTCTCCAGGTGGGTAACAAGACGCGGCTCAATTACCATACCGGGCTGTGCGCCATGTTCCGCTGGGCGGTGGGGGAGGGGCTGGTCGATCATAATCCCATGCCGGAGATACCGCGCCCGCGCCCGGAGAAGCGCGTGATCCAGCCCATACCGTTTGCGCATGTGCGGCTGATGCTGGCTGCGATAAACAAAAGCGCGATCTATCGCCGGTCAGCGCGCGGCAGCATGCAGCGCAGCCTACCTGGCGCGCAAAAAAACTACCTGATCATCCTGCTGCTGTTGGATACCGGGATGCGCGTGACAGAGTTGTGCGAGATATGCTGCAAGGATGTTGACATTCGGGAGCAGGCGATTCATATCTTCGGGAAGGGGGCAAAGGAGCGGATCGTCCCATTCTCGCCCAAAACGGCGCAGGCGATCCTTCGTTACAACAAACTCGATGTACCAAAAGCGCGGCTCTTGACCAATTCGGCGGGCAATCCGACGGACCGGTTTTCTGTGGCAAAGATGATCGCCAGGTTGTGCAGGCGGGCCGGTGTCCCGGCTTACACGCCGCATGTGTTCCGGCACACCTTTGCAATCGAGTATCTTCGCAATGGCGGCGACCCGTTCACACTCAAAAAAATCCTCGGCCATGAGACAATGGAGATGGTCAACCGATATATCGAGCTGGCGCAGATCGATATCATGGATGCCCACCGCCGCGCCTCGCCGGTGGATAACTGGAAATTATAAAGCCCCCGGATGGGGGCTTTTAGGCCTTACCACAGCTTGCCTAACCAGACCATGCCGTGCCGCACCTTACCAATGATAAAATTTTATCATAAATCACTTGAATTCTTCCACGGAAAAGCGTCCAAAACGCGGGCGGAAATCGCCGATGCCAAAAGCGTTTCCAGCTGTAAGTAGAATATCATGTAAAATTTCTGCGGGTATCTGGTCATCCAAGACATTGATGGTGAAAACCAGGCTCCAGCCAGTAGACAATGCGACTCTGGTTTTCATGATCCTGGCACGCTGGATGACGACAGGACGCATATCGAGGTAAACAGGGTGCGTGGAGTCCGTGGTGAGGCCTCCTTTTTCTGGCAGGCTGATGTGGTGTGGGATCATGTCAGGTTCCACTAGAACGAAAGCTCGTACCATATCCCGGTATGTGCTGCGGCCTCGACCTGCTACCCTGAACTGCGAAGCGGCTTTTGCCATTGCTGCTTCGATATGAATACCGGGTTGTGCAAGCTCGGTTGTCGACCCTGGCATGAAATAAGCCGTTTCACGCCAATCATGTGGAATTTCTCCAGCTTTCCTACGCATGCGAGGCGTTTCTGAAAATCGATTCATGAGCAGTGGGGATACCCCGACGATTTTGACGTTGACTTTATACATGGTTATCGCTCACCGAACAGGTAGCGGGCGCGGCGAAGTGCCTTTCGTCGATCAGTGTATCCGCCGATCCCGGCAGGCGTCTTGGCGAAGAAAGCCGAGCATCCGGTGATCGCGCGTTCGCGGGCATCCATCGGGCAGGTGTACTGTCCGGAGTCCGGGTTCCAGCGGGCGACTGCCCAGCGGGTGACGCCGTTGGCGTCGGTAAACTCGTGTAAAAACTGAGTAAAATTTTCATTTTTGTTGCGTGACATTTTTTGTGTTCCTCCTCCTGGTTTCGCTTCTGCTCATCGGTCCCGGACTCGCACCGGGAGACCAGGCCGGGTGGTTAGCCCGGCGGGATATTTATTGCAGATTTTTCTCGATCTGGTTGAGCAGGTCGTTGACGTACCCGGTCCAGAGATCATCCGGGATGTTGGCCTGTTCGGACTCGCCGGTTTTGTAGTTGAAGGCGGTGGCTTCCTGCCGCCACTGGCCGTTGATGTAGCTCTCGGCGGCTTCCCGGTCGAACTCGCCGTTGGCGGTCAGTTCATTCTGGTAGTCCTGCGCGTCTTGGCGGACCTGGTTCCAATACTCCACGCTGTCGGTGGTCTCAACGGTTCCGTTTTTCAAAACAAAAATTGTGTTCATTTCCTCTCTCTTTTTTTGTGACTGATTTTTTGTTCGTTATGTATATAATACGCAATTTTGCTTATATTGTCAATAGGCAATTTTGCTTATAATAAAACTCTAATCTTATGTTCTATTGTGTTCTATCGGTTGAAAATGATCTAAGATCGTGTATAATGATCTTGTGGCCGACAGGTAAAAACCGGGCCACGATGTAACAGTTTTTTCTCTTCGGATAAAATTTTTGACCGACAGGTAACCGACGGGTCAGCGAATTGCTGGCCCGTTTTTTTGTTTGGCCAGTGGGAGGATCTGAGGCGTGGCAGAGATTAAGTTTCAGGCGGCGGTTTACAAACTACAAACTTTGGTCGATGGCGGGATCAGGCTAACGCTCGACCTGCCTGAGACGGCGATCCCGCAGATGGCGATGCTGGCGGAGTGCAAACGCGATGGGATACCGCTGGTATTCACGGCGACACCAAATGAGGACAATTTTGAACCGAAACGCACCAAACTTGCACCTTTCTGACCCAAAACTGGACACTGAGTACCAGGACATTCTCAACGGTTTGACCACAAACCAGCTCCGTTTTTTGGTGGCACGGCTGGACGCGAAGTCAGATGCAGAGGCGGCGCGGATGATCGGCATGGACGAAAAGACGCCGGTGCGCTGGCCTGAAAAGAAGCAGCTTGACCGGGCGTTGGAACTGGCCGCGTATGATGGCGCGGTACTCGCGCTCACGATGCGGCGCAAGACGCTACCCAAAGCGATGGCGGTTAAGATAGCCGGACTGGAAAGTAAAGACGAAAGGATTAGGCAGGCAGCGTCCACGGAATTGATTGAGGGCGAGCTTGGTAAAGCGGTTCAGCGGTCGGAGCTAACCGGGCGTGACGGTCAGCCAGTGCAGGTGCAGACGATATCAGACGAGGAGCTACTGAGTGAGCTTAGAGCGATGCTTGACAGCGGCACAGAGAGCGCGAGCGATAGCACTGCGTGACGAGGGTATCCGGCGCGGGCTGCTCCAACCGCCTGACCCAGTGACATGGGCGGCGGGTCTTGGGTTTGCGGCTGATGCGTGGCAGGCGTCAGTTTTGCGCAAAGGCGGCCGCCGGATGCTGCTCAACTGCTCACGGCAAGCGGGTAAGTCAACGGTATCCTCGTTGTTGGCCGTGTACCGCGCGATATACAAGCCGGGGCTGACGTTGCTGATTTCCCCATCACTGCGACAGTCGGGGGAGTTGTTTCGTAAGGTGCGCGAGTGGTTGACGCTGCTCCCGGTGCGGCCAAAGCTCACCGAGGACAACCAGTTGTCGTGCCAACTGGCTAATGGCGCGAGGATCATCAGCCTGCCATCCAGCGAGAGCACGATACGCGGTTACTCATCGGTCGATCTCATCATCGAGGACGAGGCGAGCCGGGTAGATGACGTGCTGTACTACTCCATCCGGCCTATGCTGGCGGTGAGCGGCGGAGCTATGATCCTGATGAGCACACCGTTTGGCAAAAGGGGACACTTTTATGAAGAATGGGAAAATGGCGGAGATGTCTGGCAGCGTATTGAAGTGCCGGCTATGCGGATAGACCGTATCGCACCGGAGTTTCTCGCGGAAGAGCGGCGCAGCCTGGGGGAACTGTGGTTTTCGCAAGAGTACATGTGCAAGTTTGTGGATCCAATTGACAACGTGTTTAGCACGGACGACCTCGACAGGGCGTTTGGGCATGAGATCGATAAACTGTTTGTCCCATCTGAGCAGGATGAGGACGTGGAGCCTTTAAGACTATGATCTACCTGGGGCTGGACATTGGTCAGGCGGCAGACTATACCGCACTCGCGGCGGATGACCTGACGATGGAGCAGACCGGATTTGACACGTCCGGTGAGTTGGCGTACGACCTAATTCACCGTATCAGGCATGTCGAGCGATACCCACTCGGAATGAGTTATCCAGACATGGCAAATCGCGTAATCAAAACGGTAGAGACACCGCAATTGCGAGACTGCCGCCTGGTGGTGGATGCTACTGGTGTAGGCCGGCCAGTAGTAGACCTACTGCGCGGTTCGAAGGTTCACATAATCCCCGTAGTCATTACAGGGGGGTTGGTCGAGAAGTTTGATGCAGATACCGGATTTTGGTATATCCCAAAACGATTACTCGTGAGTACGGTTCAGGTAGTACTTGGGCATGGTAGGCTACGGTTCGCGAAGTTGCCAGAGAGCGAGACAATCAAACGCGAGTTCCAAAACTTCAAGCTAAAAATCACTAAGGCGGCTAACGATACATACGAAGCATGGCGGGATGGCGATCATGACGACCTGGTGCTATCGGTTGCATTGGCGGTGTACTTCGGCGAACGCCATCGCGAGCCCCCCAAGAAAGCAACAAAAACAGAACACCCGATGGTGCGCCTGGCGCGTGCCGGCGTGGTATGAGGAGGCGTTGGTGATAGACAAGATACGTATCGGTGGGATCGAGTATGAGGTCAAGATTGTACCTGACCTGCGTTAACCCTCGCCTTATGGAGGCGATTATTGATGGCAAAAACTAAAATCGATGATGCAATTTTTTCGGAGGTCAAAGCGCGCGCTGACGACCTGGAGCAGATGTACGCCGAAAGAAATACCGTGTTCGAGGCGTACGAAAAAATGTATTTGATGGACTGGGATGACAAACCCACCGTTGACGGCTTGATGGAGACGATCAGCCCGGATGCGCGCAATGCGCTGCTAGGAGCAAGGCGTTTACTGGTGGCAACCGATCCTATTTTTTCTGTGCCTGCCGATGACGGCGGTAAGCGCATTGATAATTCAGACGATATCGAGCTTGCGGCAAAGCGTTTGTGGATACAGGCGGGGCGCGCGTCACGGATGCCTCCACACTACGACATGGTAAGCAGCGCATTACTGTATGGCGAGGTACATGTGGCGATCACCTCAACAGCCGATATGCTGGAGGCGGCTAAAAAACAAAAAGGCAACGCGGCTAGGCTTGAGCGGCTGGCGCAGATGACGCCGTACCTGTTCAATATCTGGAACCCAAAGCAGGGTTACCCGGAGTTCGACGTGGCCGGGTTGCGCGGATACTATCGCAAGGTTGATGTGCGGGTATACGAGTTGGCGGCGCGGTTTGGCGAGGCGGTTGAGGCATTCGTGGCAGGGCGTACCCCCACCGATGAGGTTGAGCTTGGCATGTGGTATGACGATGTCAATTATGCCGTGTGGGTCGAGGATCAGCCGATCATAGCAATGCCGCACGAGCTTCCGTTTATTCCTGTGAGCGTCACTCTGACGGGCGGCTCGATGTTGTTCGAAAAACCCGAGCAGCAGCGGCAGCCGCTATTGTACACGCTGAAGAAGTCCGGGCTGTGGAAGCGGCAGAACCTGGTCTACACCACGCTGTATACCAACGTGTTCAATATCGGCATCAACCCGACATTCATCCACACCGGTGCGCCAGGCGATCCTGACCCGCAGGATGTGGCGATGGATACATCCACACCCGGGGGACAGATTACCCTTAAATACGGTGAGAAACTGGAGCCAATGGCGACAAAAGGTATTATCGACCCATCGTTCGGGCAGGCTTTGCAGATTGCCGACCAAAAAGCGACCGAGAGCACGATCTACAAACAAGCGATGGGCGAGCCGCTTTCCGGTAACGCTGCTTTCTCCACGGTCTCGCTGCTCTCACAGTCCGGCAGGCTTCCGCTGATCGAGACGCAGAAGTTATGCTCGGAAGCGATTGCAGACGTGATGGAAAAGGCATTGCTATGGTATCGCAACAGCGGGCAGCAGTCGAAGAGCCTGGGGATCAAGCCCAAAGATGTGCCGGAGTTTTTGCAGATTGATGTGAAGCTGGACGTCGATCTCCCGCAGGATAAACTCCAGATGGCCAATATCACCGGGATGCTGACGCGCAAAGACAACCCGATCACGACCAAAGCGTGGGCGCGGGAAAATATCCTCAACATCGGACAGTCCGGTCAGATGGATGAGGATATCTTGGCTGAGCTGGCGTTTGAGATGTTATCACAGCAGTATTTGGCGCAGCGGATGCAGCAACAGGCGATGCAGATGCAGGCACAGCAGCAGCAACAGCAACAGGGACAGCCACAAGGTGGACAGCAGATACCGCCCGAAATGTTGCAGCAGATGACGGCGCAGCAGGGCGGAGTACAAGGTGGAGCAATGCCGACAGCAGTAGGTGCTGAAGGCCAGGGAATGAATCCTGGTATGGGCGGGTTACCCCCGCAAATGGCTGGAATGATTCCGGGTATGGGACAAGGCCAGATGTCGCCGGAAGGGTTGCCGCCTGAAATGATGGGCGGTGTGTGATGACGGATTTATCGAATATTGAATCGGCATGGCTGCGTGCGATGGGCCGCTTTGAAAAATGGAAAGCTGAATTTGACGCGCAGTTCTACGCGCCGGCAGCCAATACTATGCTCGGGATGATGACCGACCAATTACAGCGGCTGCCTCCGGAAGTGCAGCAGATAAGCCGGCAGATGAACCCGCGCGAATGGCGGGAATTGGACCGCATGAGTGCGGAGGCGAGAAAGAAACAAAATAAGGAGGTAAAGTATGGCGTATAGTCTAGGAATTGCAGGCGCGGGCGGCAGTAATAAGTCGGTCGGCATGGGCGATCTGCGAGCGGTGGAACAGAAACAACAGCAGCAATCTGCTCCAAGAATTGAGTTTATGTCCGGGATTAATGGCTCTGTCATTCCCGGCACGCGTACATATGGCCCATACCCGGCAGCAACCGTAAGCCCGACAGCCAGTTATTACATGTCAGGCTTACAGGAGGGCGAGGTCATCCCGGTTGGCGTGAGCTATGGACCATCAGCCGTAACCCAGCAAAGGTATCCGGCCCAAACCGTTGAGGCTGGTTTAGGTGTGGGTAGTGTTCCTGGTATGCCGGAGGGGTATGGATATGCCAACGGTTTTCCCTTTCGGGGTACACAGCCGCCAGGATGGAATATCGGAAATGCCAATGTTCCAGGTTGGGCTATGGACAGCACTGGTTTTAACTGGGCTGATACTTCTGCGTATGGCAGCGGCAAAGACAAGACAAAAACGGAGACGTCCCCGGTAAAATTCAGCGAGCAAGGCAAGGATAAAGGCATAACTGCCAATAGCGTTCTTAATAAAACGATGGCGCAGGCTGCACTGGAACAGTACGGGCGCGGAAGCCAAACCTATTACCCGTATTGGAACGCGCTCTACAACGCATACGGCGGCAGCATGCTCCCGGATACATTCAATCCGCTGGTTCAATCCACGCTTGATTATTACAAGCTTGGTATTCCGAACCGATCATCCTCTATGCTCCCGGATACCTATCAAAACTTGGCGCTACGCTGGTTACAGCAGAATACAACCGGGCGGCAACTGGCAGATACGTTCAAGTTTCAGCAAGGACGGCTGGCAGAACAATTAACTGCATTGCTTGGCAGACAGACGCCAACAACATCGGGAGGCGGCAATGGGTATCCAGTACGCTATCGCTCTTATGGAGGCGGAGGTGGAAGCGGATACGGATACGATTATGGCGGCAGTTCATACAGTCCTTCCTGGTCCAATGGATTAATAAACTGGAGAATGTAATTGCCGAAGCCAATTGTACCCGGCGAAGAGTATAAACCCGGTAATCAACAGAATGGTTTGACCGTTGGTCCTGCCGGACTTCCTGTTCAATTCAAGGTTGGTCAGCAGGCACTGGCGGCATTACCACAAGCACTGGCAGAACAAGGCGGTACGCTGTCCATCCTCCCGCCTGGACAAAACCAGGTTGAGGATTTCGGCGTCACGGTTCCCGGCAAGGCGACATACTGGGAGAACCCGCAGCGCGTGGCGCGGTATGCTAATGCGTTCCGGGCGGGTGATATCGAGCAAGCGCCGCCGTGGCTGGACCGCGACGCAATCGATACCGCCTATAAATACCTTGAGTTTCGCAATCCAGGCAAACCCTGGTACCGCTGGGAGCCTCTTGCCGAGGACGATCCGGGTACGGCATATCTTCGTTCGCTTACTGCACCGCCGGCAGAGGTGATGCCGGATTGGGAACAAAAGAATGCGGAATGGAGCCTGTACGAGCCGCCGTCGGTTGCGCCCGGGACGGATGCGACGTTTGGTATACAGGATGTGGAATGGGATAAGCTGCCGTGGTGGCAGAAGGTAATCATCCCCGTCATGTCGAGTGGACCAAAGTTCGGGGCAGCGCTGGGAGGTACACTTGGCCTTGCGGGTGGTCCGGTTGGCGCCGTTGTTGGCGCAGGTGTTGGTACGGCGCTGGGCGCGGCCGGTGAAGCAGCGCAAAAAACACCGAATACAGCCTTATCCAGATTGTTTACATGGGCAACCAATGCCGAGCCGGATCAGGGAACGGGTTTTGCATCCGGTCTTCTGGACTGGGGCGCGGAAATTCCGGAACGCCTGTTTGGGATGGCGACCCAGTTGGGTTATGCTATCGCTGACCCCGATCGCTATGGCACGGTCGGTGAAATTATCAAGAACTTACCGCAGGCGTGGCAGGCAGCGACGATGTTTTATACTGCAATGCCGAGCGGTGGACCGGTTCAGCAGATTGATTATTTAAAGGCGTCACTGTTTGGAACGGGACAGGAAGATTACCGGCAAAAGGTATGGAATTTAGGGCAGCCGCAACCGACGTATCTTAGCGAAGAACAGGCCGGGGCGGCGGCAATAGCAGAGACGCGTACTCGATTGGCCGCTATTGAGAATGGCGGCAGCAAAGAGTCGCTTGAAGATGTGTTCCAGGACATGCGCAACCGCTTTGGCTTTACCGGTCAGCGGCATGAGTTGATGGCGCATGTGATATTTGATTTGTACAACCTGCTTCCACTGGGTGTTTCACAAGTTGTGGGAGATATTGCCAAAGCGTCAAAAAACCCGCTGCTGAAAACGGCTGCGACGTTAGGCAGAGGGCCGACCGAAACGCTGAAGGCTTATCAACAGATCATCCGGCAGACCCCGGTTGACGACTTGAGTAAATTTGAGAAGTGGCTTGGAGGTGTTTCTACGCTTCCTGGCGGGCGGGCAGCTCCAGACTTCATCGCCGAGCCAAAACCAGGATTTGACCTGAAGAACCGTCGTCTGTGGCTCAACGAGTTACCCGCTGCAAGCAAAGCCCATGAGACGACGGTGACGTTCCGCGATAATGCCAATATCCTGATCGACCAGGCGCAGAGCGTCGATGAGGTGCAGAAGCTTCTGCACCTGGCGGCCAATGGAACACCGGCAGAGGTGGCGCAGGTGGCGAATGCAAGCTGGCTGAACAGCGCCGAGGGCGGCGTGTTCCCGCTGATGATGCGCGAGCATGTTCCCATGATTGATGACATATCCGACAACTTCAGGATCAGCAATAACAGACGCACTATGCTGAACAACATGGCTGATATCCTGGGCGTCACACCCGCAAAGATGGTTGAGGATATGTCCACCGTCAAGGGGGCGAATGATACCATCAACCTGCTGCAAAGCAAGTTGGACGATATGGCAAAAGCCGGTGATGCCAAAGCAGCCGACCTGCTGAAGTCGATCAACGATCCTGCCGGTCCAATGACAGGCGACAAGATGTACAACATGGCGAGTGACTTCAGGAAGGGTAATTTCCCGCTGACATTCGATGAATACAAATATAAACTCATCGACTTGTTATCGGAGAAGGTTGAAAAGAGCGCGGTGGATTGGTTTGGGGTGAAGCCTGACCGGTGGCTGGTGCGGCTCGGAAACACAATTAAAAACGCACAATCTTTGGTACTGCTCGGACTGAACCCTTCATATCTGGTAAATAACTTTATTACAAACATCGGTACGATGGCGCACTCCGGCGCGTTGGCGCTGGATGGGGCGGCGGAACAGGCGAAATTTATCGCCCGCATTGGCATCGAGCCGACACGCTTCAGCGCCGGCATCGGCGCGGCAGAGATCGGAGAGAAAGCCGCCGATCTTGGAAGCGCCATCCGCGCCGCAAAGAGACCGGCCAAAGCAGATACGATAACCAAATTGGATGATCTGTTTCGCGATGCGGCCAGCAAGTGGGGACTGGCTACAAAATACAGCTCAAAGATCGAGAGCTGGTCTTCCAAGATTGCCTTCTACAGCGGGATGCGCAATGCCTATCACAGCATGTGGAAGCACGGCTCCGGGTTTTCAGGGATGGATAGCACTACGGCAAAGTCGCTGGTAGATATCGGTATTGATCCGGACAGCGTATACCGTAAAATCGAAGGCGGGATGAACTGGAAGGAGGTTGAAGATAACTTCACCAGCGGATATAAACTGGATAACCTTGACCGCGCCCTGACACCCGAAGCGAAACAGCTGTTCAGCGAGTTGGGGCTGTATGACGCCCTGGCCGATAAACTCAAAACCGCCAACACCAGGGCGGATATTGTACGGGCGCTGGACGACGTAAAGAAGCAGGTTTTCGACTCCATTCAAAAGAAACTGACAGCCAATAAGATGGGACGCCAGATGCAAGCCTTCAACCGCGTTACAGGCGAGGGTGCACAGGCCGGGCTGGAGATATGGGATCGTATCTGGATGGAGCATATCGACTTCTGGAATGCCCATCATGACAAAATGGGGCACGTGTTCGAAGTTGCCAACCAGCTCACCGGCAAGGGCCGCAGCAAGTACCTGGCGCAGGAGCTTGCAAGATCGGATGCGGAATGGCGCACGCAGTGGGACGTATTTGACGACCATGTTCAAGGCGTGGTCGATGCCCTGAAAGAGAGCGGCGACAGCGCGGTTGTACAGAATGCAACTGATATCCTGATCAACCAGCGGCAAAACTGGGCGGCGTTTTACGATACGCGCTCGAAGCTGTACAACCTGATGAGCGAAGTGGCTTACGACAAAAACCTGGGAGCGTTGAACGAATTGAACCGCGCCCTGGACGATATTTTGGGTGACGAGTTCCTACCCGTGACCGATGTCAACGCAGACCTGTACGGCACGTATCATGATTTTATAAAGCAGGCAATGAACCGGCAATACCGCGATGCACTCGGGATTGAAAGCGGGTTGCAGCTCGAATTGGACACGCTGTTTGTTGACCTGTTCGGGCGTCAGTTTTCGAATGCAGATGCTGCGGCGGCATGGCGGGCCGGGATTATGAATATCCGCGAGATGATGGCGGAGGCAAATATCTACTTCCGCACCGGCGATGCTTCCGGCCTGGCGAATTTTGGCGAGGAACGGCTTGCGCTAAAAACACAGATCGACAAGATCACCGGCGGGCGGGCGGTGGATGGGATGGGCGCACAAGACCGGCATATTGCGTACCGCGCTTTCACCGAACAGGTTGTCAAACCGATGCAGGCAAATTATATGCAGGAGAACATGGTCAACGCAGGAGCGATGGCGCAGGTTCCACCGCGAGAAATTACGACACCACCGGGTCCGGTAATGCCTTATCCGGAACTTCCAGGAGATACGCCGCTGACAAAAGTTCCCGGGACGCTGCTGCGGAGATATATGGATGCGGAAGGCTACCGTGACCCGCGTCACATGATTAACGCCTACAACAAGTACGTGCCGGGGAAGAAAATCGCCCGCCTGGATGAACTGACCTGGGGCGATATGCAAGCCATGACTGAGGCGCGCAAGACTGCGAAAGCGGAAGAAGTGAATCTGACCGGCGTTGTTGAGGCGCCGAAAGTTGAGGAAGTAAAGCCTGTCATCAACACAGCCCCAGAACCCGAAGCCGTGAAGATGCCGCTGGGCGAGGTGGAGAAGTACAGCCCGCAGCCGATTGATGAGGCAACGCTTGAAGGCTGGAATACGATGGTTGACCCGGCCATGCGCGACCTGGAAACGCGGCTGCTTGAAGCGGATATGACGCAGACCGGCTCATTCCCCGACCAGGTGCGGGCTGGCGTGAAACGCGCGAACCCGACCCTGGGGGATGCCGAAGTGGAGGCAATGACCAACGCGACACTGAAACAGGTGCGCGGATGGCTCGGCACAGTGAAACCGCAGATGAACGAGGTAAAACTGGCCAGCCTGAAATGGGGACAGGAAGTCAGGGACTATTCGCTGCTGAATTACAACCGGCGTTCCAACTGGGACACGTGGGCTGGCGTTGTATTCCCGTACCAGTTCTGGTATACACGCTCGATGCTGAACTGGGCGCGGCGGGCAATTGATCGGCCGTCGATCTTTGCAAACTACGCCAGACTGAAAGAGTTCCAGCAGGGCACAGTGGAACGCGAAGGCTTCCCGACGCGGCTGGTTGGAAAAATAGGAATCCGGCTGCCGTTTCTGCCGGAGTGGATGGGCGATGGTATATTCTTCGATCCTTACCGGCTGGTCTTTCCGTTTGCACAATTTGGACAACTGCCTACCAAGATGGCCGAGCAAAATAACCTGATCTACCGCAAGACGGTGAGCACGCTGCAAGACATGACAGCCGACGAAGAAATTACTGCTGCCGAAGCACAGACAGCGATTGATACAGGCAGCGGGGCGTTATGGGATAAGGCAAAAGCACGCGCCAAAAAAGACATTGACCTTGAAGTTGCCAACCCGTTCGACGCTATCTCGCTGCTGTATGGTGCGAGCCTGCCAATCCAGTATGCCTATCAATTGGCAATGGGACGACCGGAGCGAATCAGCCAGTTGCCGGTCACGCGTGGTATTCAGGCGGTGACCGGGCTGTTGGGTATCGGCGGTCCGGCAGGCGTGAACCTGTTTGGAAAGGTGCGCAAGGGTATGGGGCTGCCGGAAGTGGATCGCTTCTATGATTACCGGGTTGACCGGATGCTGGCCAGTATGACGGCAATGGGCGAGGTGACCACGGACGATGCCAAGCGAGCCATGATCTACCGGGAAGGCCCGGCCTTCGAAGAGGCGCAGCGTAAGGTAGCGAAGCTTGGCTTCTTCCAGTATATCGGCGCACCCCTGGGTGTGGATTTCTTCCCGGAGGGTGAAGAGGACCAGCGCGCATTGCGCAGTGAATACGACAAGGCAATCGAGGCGTGGAAGAACGGCGACGATGAGGCGTTGGGTAAATTTGATGACGCCTTCCCGGAATACGAAGCGCAGCGCCTGGCGTGGCAGTCCGACCCGGAAGCAAAGCTGCGCATGTTCTTGAAATCAGAAGTATGGGATGGCTGGCATAATCTTTCTGACCTGCACAAAGATCAGGCAAAAGAACAGTTTGGAAGCATCTTCACCGATTCCTTCTTAAACAAAGAGACTCGCAGTTACGATAGCATCGACACCGGGACATACGCAATGTGGGCCAGGGCATTGGGCGGGGATGCGGCGGGCGTACAGGCTGGGCAGATGCAGTTACAGCTTGCGGAGAAAGCAATATCCGATAAAGTACAAGCATATAACGATGAAAGAGATAAACTGTTTCCGGATATTGGCGAGATTTATTCCCTTCCGGAAGAAGACCAGGTGAAATACCAGGAAAGGCTCGATGAATATACTCAATGGCGGCAGAATTATATTGCAAAAAACCCGCAGATTGCGCAGTATGTTACATCAGACCTGTCTAATCTATATGGGCTTCCACAGGAAATCCAGGCGTATGTGTACCAATTTAGATCGGAGCGTGACAATCGGTATCCGGGTATCTTTGACACACAGGATGCTTACTACAATCTACAAAATAGCGCACAGAAGAAATCTTTTCTAAAACAGCATCCGGAACTATCCGAGTATTGGGACATGCGCACCAAGTGGGCGGCCGACATGCCGACCGCCGCTCCGTATATCCTGAGTGAGGAAAGTCTGCGCAATCGGATCGCGGGCGAGAGTTCGACGGTTGTCTACAACCAGCCGTCGCAAAACACAGCCACTGTGACGGCGCAGGACCTTGAAGGTTTTGATTCTGCGCTCACCCGGCAGTTATTTGGCTGGGCGTTTGCCGGGCAGCAGTTGAGCCAGGGAGCGCGCGAAGAACTACGCCGGCAATGGGAACTTGCAGGCGAACCCGGCGGTTCATTCGACAAGTATCTTGCGGCAGTAAGAGGTGCAGTGAATGGACATTAATAAGTTTGTCGTTCTGGGAGATCGAGAGTTCGCGCTGTGGATTCGCGGCCTGTTAATTATGATAGTGAAATCCATTGAAAAGAGGTATAATATTAATTAGGTAACTTAACCATTAGTTACTTAACTAATTGAATATGGCCGGTTATATTACCGGCAACCGCAGCAAGACGTGGTTATACACCCCGTTCCAAATTTGGAACGGGGTTTTTTGTTTTCAGGAGGTTTTCGAATGGCTATTGGAACAGCAAGCGACGATGTTTCTGCGCAGCAGGACGGCCAATCCGGGCAGGTTGACCAGAATGTGAACGCTCCACAATTGGAGCAGGTGCAGGACCAGCAACCGCAATATGTTTCACGTGACGAATTCACCCGTGTGCTTCAAGAACAGGAGCGCAAGTTTCAAGGATTCGTTGATAAGAATGTTTCCAGGCTCGATAAGCGCGTCAAGGAGGCTGTAGACGAGGTTGCAAAGCTGGTTGATCTCGGCAAGTCAACGGGAATGCAGTTTACCGATGAACAAATTGCACAACTGAAAGACCGCGCCGTCCACCAGGCTTTGATGACCGGTGATTCACCGCCTTCCAATCAATCTGTTCAGCAGACGGTTGCTCAGCCGAATGCACCACAGGTTGATCCGGTTACCGCTACCGCTCAACTGATGATGCAGAAAGCGGGTGTCGTTCTCGAAAAAGACGATCCAGAGCTATCGCTCGTGGACGGCGAGACGGATGACCCTTCTGCGTTTCTCGAATCGGTGCGGAAAGCTATCGAAGCCAAGAAACAGCGAGCCTCCCGCCCGGCCGGAAGTCCTGCCGCAACGCCCGGCGCAGTTGCCACCGGCAGTGCACCGGCTAATCTAATTCAACAATATCAGCGGGAAATGCTGGAAAACCGCGGTAAAGGAATGAAAGTTGCCAACGAGATCAAAACCAGGTACAGACAAAAAGGTGTTGATGTTGACAATATTCGCCTGACGTGGTGAGAGCATCTCCCGCAGGGAGATAAGTAATGGCTCAAGGAATGCAAACTTCTTATGTGGGGACCGTCCCACAGAAACGTGTCGTATCGGATCGCATTTTATTTAGCGACCCGATGGATATTCCGCTTATCAATGCCTTTGGCTTGGACGCGGAATCTAAATTCAAATTTGTTAATGCCCCCGGAAAAGTCTACGAATGGCTTGAAGATGCCTATTCAGATGTTTCCGATATCGTAAATTCCGGGCTGGCATCCGACTCAACTACAACCACATTCAGCGCAACCGACGGCAGCAAATTCCATGTCGGCGATATCGTGCTCATCGAGTCAGAATATGTGATTGTGTCCGGTATCTCAAGCAATACCGTTACCATCGAGCGCAATCACAGTGGAACACAAGCCACCCATGCGAACAGCACGGTTGCCTATATTGTTTCACAGGCTCGGCTCGAAGGAGCGACTGCGTCGGACTCTCACTTCACCCAGCCAACCTCGGGCTACAACTATTCGTTCATCCTTCACAAAAATATTGAAATCTCGCGGTCAGATGCACGCTTACAGAGATATGGTATTCCCAATCTGATCGACTATGAGATCGATAAGAAAATGGACGAACTAAAAATCCAGCTCACAAAAAAGCCATACTTTGGCGTTCGTGATGCCGGTTCCGCAACAACCAATCGAGACTGCGGCGGGTTGGATGTTTTCATTTCAACCAATACCACGAATTGCTCAACCGCAGCCTTGACCCTGAAGAATATCGAGGACATGGTTCAAACCATTTGGGGTTATGGCGGAAATCCGTCTCTGCTTATCTGCGGCGGGTGGGCGAAACGCAAGATCGCCAGTTTCTTTGAAGG